CCTAGCTCAGTATCGTTTAGATATAGAGGCTGAGGAGCCTAAGAAAAAAAGACGAGTCACAGCTACTAAGAAAGAAAAGCATCTTGGTGAAGGCTCACGACCAAAAGACATAAAAGAGGTAACCCAGTTTTTTAGACAAAGACAAGTACCTGAGCCTGTTGAGCCAAAAGCGAAAATCTTCTACGAACACTATCAGTCAAAAGGATGGCAACTACGCAGTGGTTCACCAATTAAGAACTGGGGATGCTGTCTGACAACATTCCAACAGAACAATGCTGATTGGCGACCTGTTCAGACTGATAACACAACAAACCTGAAACTACAGGACTTTTTAAACTGGGTAAAAGACGAGCGTCCCTCTTGGTACGGCAAGCTAAGGGATGTGCAAAGCATAGATGATATAGATGGTTATTACATTCAAGAATACAAACAAAACATTGGAAAATTTTGACGCAGAACGAGGTCTTCTTGCGTGTTGCGGTATATCTACCGAGGCACTGCATGAAGCAATGGATCAGGTAAGGTCTGAGTGGTTTACCCTGCCCTTGCATAGACAGATATGGGAGAAGCTCGTTGAATTAAACGATCAGGGAGACTGCTTGGATTTAGTTGTTCAATTGGAAATGCCAACAGAACTACAGGAAGAAATCAGAAGTGTATTCGATTCAGTAGAAACTGCAGGGCACTGGAAAGCATACCTAAATAAACTTCATGACTCTTACAGGTACAGGAAAGTAAAAAAGTATGTCATGGAGTTGTCTGATATGGTCAATGAAGGGAATCAGATTGATGAGATTTTAAATCATGCCGACAGGGGAGCTACAGAATTGCTTCAAAGTGATTCATCAAAAGTTAGATCAGGTGCAGAAGTTGTCCAATCTACAATTGAGAGAATAAAGGAAAGGCGAGAAAACGGGGTCATCAGTGGTATAAAATCTGGTATTTCACAACTAGACTTCATGACCCAAGGATTTAAGGCAGGGCAACTGGTTGTTGTATGTGCAAGAACTTCAATGGGAAAAACAGCTTATGCGGTGGATGCTGCCGTCTCATGTCTACGCCAAGAGAAGAAGCTATATTTTATATCCTTAGAAATGGAAGCTGAGGAAGTAATGCAAAGAATGCAGGTAAATCACTCAGGTGTTCCAATCAAACCAATTGAAGATGACACCGCAACCGCAGAGCAAAAGCAAAAGTTTAGTGCAACCTGTAAGTTCTTCAATAAGGAGAAAGCAAAAGAAACACTTTGGATAGATGACGATAGTTGTCTGTCATTTATGCAAATAAGGGCTAGAGGGAGAAAACTAGCACGAAAAGGACTGGATATGATCATCGTAGACTATGCACAAATAGTTCAGTCCGACCCAGGGAGAGATAAAGAAAGCGACTATGTTCGTGTCAGTTATGTTAGTCGCTCAATGAAAATATTGGCACGAGAGCTAGGAGTGCCCGTAATACTCCTAGCTCAACTTTCTAGAAAAGCAGACGAACCAAATCGGAAACCACGATTATCTGACCTCAAAGAATCAGGAGGATTGGAGCAGGACGCAGATATCGTTTTGGGACTCTGGAGAAAAGATGATGAGAAAATTGAGGAAAGGACATTATCTGTCCTCAAGCAAAGAAATGGAAGGGTTGGAGATATCGACCTCAAGTTTGAAGCTCATCTCCAAAGATTCACTAATCAACCAAGATTAAACTAACTAAACATATGAAAGCTATAGCACAGTTCCTAGGGCGCGTAGTACGCGACCCAGAAAGTAAAAAAGTCGGTGAAACACAACTCACCACCCTATCCCTTGCGGTAAATAGAAAAAGCAAAGGTGGGGAAAATCAGGCAAGCTTCTTCGATCTTGAAGCATGGGGTCAGCAAGGTGACTACATTACCCAATACGCAAAAAAGGGCGATGTTGTATATTGCGATGCTGAAATCAAAATAGACAGCTATCAGGATAAAGAAGGTAAGGACAGAAAAGCCACAAAATATCTAATCAAACCATACAGCTTTGGATTCGTGCCAGCGGGCGCTCCCAAGAATGGGATCGCCCAACAAACATCGGAATCTACTGAAGACTCACCGTTTTAAAATTTTTTAAAATGACTGAGCTTACAAAAAATCTAACACGGGTAAGTACCGCAACCGATGAGGATGGGAGAAAACTTGTAATCACACTAAACGCAGAGGATCAATCGATATCTATAAAACCAAAAGGTAGAACTGCGAAAGCAGAAGTAAGCATGGATATCAAGAAACTCTACACAATCATGAGGAACGTACATAATGTCTAAGGACAAAGGTAAAACAGAGGAAGAAACGCTTGATTTCCCAACTGATGGAGAAGAGCAGCAAGAAGAACGCACTATCGAGGAAAGAATCGATATTATTGAAAGCGGAGCAGCTTCTATTGTTGCGGTCAATAATATGGGGCAAGCGATAAATAACATCGCAAACTTGGTAGAAAAGATCGATTTGCGATTGAAGAATCTGGAGCAGAAAGCGGAGTTCGAAGGGTCTGATTTCAAGGACGCACTGGCTAAACGAGTGGTAGAGGAGATGGTAGCCTACGACTCAAAAAAGGAAGAGTAACTAATGGGAGATAAGCCTTCAGGTCCGAACCCTGTTGAGCTTTCCCGTAGTTGTATGGCTGAATTGAGAACCTTGGTAAATCAGGGATGGGAATATTTTTGGAGCAGAGACGAAACGAGAGGGTACGATAAAAGTGGCAAAAGAATCGGAACAGGGATTCCAAGACAACGGAATGACCATTCAGCATTTGGAGGCAGAAAGGTTTCTTCTAGTAAGTCTAAGAAATCCAATGAATGTACATCTGGTAGACCTTGAGGAGTATGATGGCTACGGGGAATGCTCTTGTGAGTATTTTACCTACATGATCGCGCCTAAATTAAAACTAGGAAAAAAACCATTTAAACAATGCAGACATTTAAGATCAGCGAAACGGGCGAAGGCTCAGAATTTACATATCCAAAAGTAATTGGACTATCTGGGGTCAAGGGTGTTGGGAAATCTACCTTTGCTCATCAGATGGGTGGGGAGGTAATTAGTTTAGCATCTCCGATAAAAAAGATGCTTGAGGTAATAGTACCGAAGATATTCATATATGAGGAGAAGGAAAGAGATATTCCTGGATTCCCTAAAGGGGTAAATGCTAGACTATTAATGCAGACCTTGGGGACAGAATGGGGACGAAACCATTATCCTGAAATATGGATAAACTTTGTTGAGGAGAAGATAGCAGAGGCTCAAGGACGATGGAAGGTCACTGACTGTTATTCTCAAAGGATAATTGTGGATGATATCCGATTTAAGAATGAGGCGGATATGATACGCAGAAATAAGGGAGAAGTATGGAGATTAAAACGCGCGGGTGTGGAAACCAATGATTCCCATGTTTCTGAGGCTGGTGTTCCTGATGAATTGGTGGACAAGGAGATACTGTTAGATGAGTAGAGTGCTGCTAATAATCATTATGTGTAGCGGGTGTGCTACAACAAAGCATGTATGCCCTGCTGAGGGACATGGACCATGTCCTAATCATCCAGTAGACAGAACATGGTTTATATGGGACGAATTTCTTAAATAAAGGTAGGGAAAGGTACGGTGAGGCACGGTCAGGCAAGGACGGGAAGTGAAAGGAGCGGCGTGGAACGGACAGGCAAGGCAAGGAAACCTATAAAGTTTGCATCGGAATGCGAGGAGTGCCCTGATTGTGGAGAACCTTGGTGTGATGAATGCGAAGAACATTACGCTGAGTGTGATTGTCCAGGGCCAGATTCTGAGACTGATATATCATGCAAAACCTGATTAACAGAAAGGGATATTAAGGTTTATATGCCTAAATGTTAATCAACGCATTTTTTATCATGCAAAAATGATAATCAAACTAACTGAGACTGAATGCGAGTTTGCTCGGATACTGGGGGCAAAACGCAGGGGGAGTAATCGTGCAAATAACATCACTGACAAACTGGTGGCACGAGAGAACCCCATGGATATGGATATACAGGGGGTGGGTGCAGAGATAGCGTTCGCAAAAGCGTACGGGTTGTACCCACCCTTTGATATCGGTATAAGATCAGGAAGCTGTGACTTTGTAGTAAATGGAAAGACTGTTGATGTTAAGACATCAAAACATAAAAACGCCAGATTGATCGTAGCACCTGATAAGATAAATGAGGGTCACTCGTGTGACATATATGTATTAGCAACTGGTGAGTTGCCTACTTTTAACTTTAGGGGATACGCACTTAAGGATGATATTTGTAACCCATTAAACTTGATTAAGTTACGCAGTATGGTGTATGCTTTGGGAATCAAAGAGTTAAAAAGTATGCCATGAATATCGCAACCAAGTACCATGATACTGAGGAACCTGAACCACAACAGGATAAGATTGCTCGTATCAGGGAGTGGAGAAATGCATTAATTAGGGTACAGGCAGATACAGAAAAACAGCTGGAGGAAGTAGAGCAAAAACTCGAAAACATTACCCTCAGAGCTGTGTCTGATTCCGATCTGTAATTACCTATCCTCAATGTAACCTTTCTCTCGCGCCCAGGACGGATTCACATGAATCCGATCGTGGCATTGTCGGCATACAGAAAGCCAGCTATCAACGTCTAGGTAGTGTTTTCCCCTTCCTTTCTTGTGATGAATGTCTGTACTTTTTGATTTTGCACAAACCTCGCAAAACGGCAATTCCTGTAGGAAGTTCTGGCGCAGCTTTGAGTATGTTTTCATAGCGGCTTGTCGAGTCTTCGATACACGACGCAGGGGAGTCTTTCTTTTTAGGGGAGTTCTTTTCATAAGGGGTGCGGGACTTTCCGCTTTTTCCGTTATACGGATTCAAAGTTTATATCGTAGTATTTTATAATCTGTGGCATCGCCGCGATTGGATATTCATCGCCCATTTCATAAAAGTACAGGAATGTATTCCAATCAAAAGCTTCGCCACGGGTGTATACTATAAACGATTCGAACGAGCCTTCGAGGATGTGCGTATGCACTTGTTGTCCTGGTACCATTTGTTCCATTGATCACATAATAGCACAGCATCCGCATAGTTGTCAGCACTGAGGTCTAACTTGGGCAAACTTCCCTTTCCTAATCGGCTACCTATAGGTCTGTAACCCATTATTTCAGACCAAAAACGAATCTTCCAAACATTTCCCTCTTCTTCCGCAACAAACTTGCGGATGTAGTCAGGAGCTTTTACTCCCCTCATCGTATTTCGACCATCCAAACGGGCTTCCGTAATTCATGCGTCCCCAGCATTCGTCATAGAATAGATTACTAAACGGGACATAGCATCCACAGCCCCGTTCACTAGCATCAAATGGTTTACATCTTTTTAATTCAGCATCAAACAAGGGACATTTTAAGCATACTCGGTATCTTCTTTGCCATTCCCTTCTTTCTTTTGCCTCACCATTCAGCCAGTATGGCAGTAAATGTAAGAATCCGATTATAAAAGTGTAAAGAAATGAAAAATGGAAGCCTTCCCTCCAGAGGACTTTTGCAAATTCCCAGAGCCTCACGCAAATACGCCCTCTTTGCCTTGCACCTTATTTATGCCTTTAGCTATTTCTTCGCCAAGATTTTGCTGAGGCTGTTCAAAGTGTTCTTTCAGACGATAGTTCTCGTTTGCGATACCAGCATATGCGTCTCCCTGCTCAGGATTCCCTTGCTCAACTTCGGCTGCTCTTCGATCAAATAAACCTCGCCTGGATAGCTCATCGGCAAGTCTATCCTCTCCGTATAGATCCGCATACTTTGCCTGACCATCTGGAGTGGATAAATCAAATCCATCAGCCATACTGCTCATTCCTGAACGAGCACTACCTGAGCCTCCGTCCATACCTCCGACACCGCCAGGAACACCACCTGATGATGCGACCCCTCCTGAACCACCATATATTGTCATGCTTGGGTCACTAACGGAGTTCATGTAGTACCCTGGAGTTCCCTGCCCTCCAGTACCATTATTTGCATAGTAACCCGTGCCGTAGTGTTTATCTCTAAGTATTTCGACAAGTGGAGAATTTCCTGGTTCATAAATACCAGATTTCATTACCTCAAACATTTCAGGAGAAATTTCATTTCCCTCACCATCTCCACCTGTTCCATCGTCACCAGTCTTTAGTCCAAATAAACTATCAGGTAGCTTGGTATCAATTGCTCGGTCAATCCCCTGTCCAGTCCTTGCTAATGCATTACCTATTGATTTACCAGCACCACCAACTAGAGGTAATTGACCAATCGTGTTATACATGCCCATACCTGCTACTTCAAACGGATATTCAATAAAATCCCCTACCCGATCAAGTGTTGGTCGAATATTACGATCAATAGTAGCCATAGTTGGAGAGGAATAGCCCATGCTTGCTTGATCAGGGTACTTAATTGGGTCAAGTCCTGTACCATCTCCGAATCCACGGTTCGGATTAATTGTATTCCGCATGTCCCTCTCTTGCCTACTTTCAGGCTCGAAGGGGTTCCATTTTGCTACAGCACCACCATCTTCGTTTATTACTCCCCATGACTCAGGTTCACGTTTTGTGTTCTCACTGTAAATATTTGTGTTACTTACTTCTTCACCCTTGTGGTTGTAAACCTTGACATAGTCATCTTTAGACAAATCTACATCTTCGAGTCCGTCTATTGTAGAATCGAGGTATTCGTTTGAGTATATACGGTCATAATCACTATCCTTGAGTATCGCTACATCTTTGCCATATAATTCGGCAGTCTGTAACTCAGTAAGTAGTTCCTTGGTGGGAGTTAAGTCTGCATCTATTCCTGAAGTCTCCACTTGCTCAATAATATTTTCAACTTCTTCAATTAATTGAGGCAGGGTAAGTTCCATATTAAGAATATCCTTCACATCCTCATATTTCCTACCTGCTTCCTCGGCCAAGTCTTCCTTTATTGGATTTAACTCTTTAATTTGGCTCTGACGAATATTGTGAGCATCAGTACTATTTTGAAAAAGCTTAAATCTCGTAGGTGTTTTTATAATGCTTTGTATCGTTCCTATAAAATTATTTGCATTAAGGGTAGGTAAGATATTTTTGGCCTTACCTATCAAATCTATCTTATTAACTTGTTGCTTAAGATCGTTAACCTGATCAATTGTTGCTCCAGATTTTTGATATACATCAATAAAATCAGCTCGGGCTTTTGAAAAAAGATCCAAATCAAAACCCTGATCATTTGAGCCTGCACTATCAGGTATTGGGTTTTTGCCCGTACTGACCCTAAGTGAATCATCAAATTCACGAAATGCTTCTTCGGAAAACAACTTAAATCCTGAATCTAGCTGTGATTCTGTTACTGTAGGATCAACCTTGCTAGGATCATATACAAATTCAAACTCATTTCCATCAACTATGGAAGTACCTATTCCTGTGGCTACATTCTTACTGATGTCAGCATTTCCGCCAGTAGAAGCTTCGTTTGTCGCATTTTGATCGAGGCTTATCTGTGAATTCTGATTACTTATTTCATTTAAGCCTTCTTCAGTAAGTGAACCATCAGGATTTATATTATTTGTAGCTGTCTGATTACCATCTGCTAACCCACCACTAGAAAATGCATCAGCTAATGAAGAATTATTATCTAGGGCTGGTAGTGTTGTATTCAAATCACTACCTATATCATTAACTATAGGGTCAGTATTCGTAAATGTAGTACCAAAGACTTCCTCAACTGATTTGCCGTTCTTAACTTCCTGAATGAGGGGATTTGATTCAATAACTGTACCCAATCCAGCCTGATCAAGCTGGTTCATGTAATTTAACACATCATTAGAAAACTTTTCACTCTCTGCTGTAACTCCTCCACCTCCTCCTATTGGACTCGATGGCGTAAGACTTATAAAGGTAGCACTATCCAAATTATCAATCCTTTGCATATCTACTGCATTCGACCCCATCTTTGTTCCCATTTCCAATTTAGAATTAGGATCAATTGCCGCTGTAGCAAATAATGAGCTTAGATCAATACCATTAATCCTAGTAGCTCCAGTATTCACAGCCATTTCACCAGCAGCTGTGGCATTATTCTCATAATCAGTTATTCCACTCTTACCATCATATCCCGTCTGGATAAAAGTTTCCATCAAACCTGTATTGGCATCTACTGTATCAATCTTAAATCTGCCATTTTCTAAGTCAGTTACCCCAATAGGTGATCCATTTTGAGTAGTAAACTCATAATATGTTGTTGGTGTCCACCCGTCCCCTATTCCCGCTGCGACCATTTCCGCCTCAGAGTTATATCCTGGCGGTATAAATCCTCCTCCACTACCAAATGCCTCAGATAACCCCATTGTTCCTTGGTCTACTGGGGAGAAAAAGTCTTGTAATGCACTTTCCTGTGAAGGTTGCTCATAATTTAAGTCTAAGTTCGGCTGTATAGACTGAGTATCTATCGTAGATGCGACTCCTCCAGGGACTCCTTGATTGCGATCAATTAACCCAAGGTTTGTACCAATATTTGCAATGTAGCCCTGGTTAAAATCCTGACCGCCTGGTAATATGCCTCCTGCTAATCTATCTACACCTGTATAGAGATTACTTGCAAAATCCCTAGCAGTATCAAAGGTTCTTTGAAAGAAATTCATGTAACCTAGTTTACTAGGTACTTCACCATTCGTCAATTATTCTGTGCCTTTTTAGGGCGGTTCTCGGGACTTATATGGGCATTCTGGGATTTTTCTGGGGGCTGGAAAGTAGAGAAGGGGGGTATATTATGTTGATTTGCACGAAGTCGATTCCCCCTTTGACCCCCCTGTTACCTAATATGTTTTAGGTAACACTGCTTTCCTAAATCCCTTATATACAACACCATCGATAGGTTGGCGTGTCCACTAAGGTATGAAAACTTTATCAACCATCAACCAAAGGACTAAGACCTGACAAGTCAGGCACAAAGAATGGAGAGCTAACATACGATACCATGCAAGCGTAGCAAGTCTACTAGATCAGATAAGATGAAAGTCACTTGTTCCCTTAAACATAAACCAAACAGGATACTTCCCGAGAGCGGGCAACCATAAGATGGGTATTCGGCGGTGAAAATAAACAGGATCAGAAACAAGCAAAACGATTCCCTCACTCTACAAAACGAAAGTTAGGTTTAGGAAAACAAAAAAGCTAGTACTCGTCCACTAATCATTCTTAGCGAGTCGCGTAAGCAAACATTGAATGCCATGATCATAGATTATTCTATGGGAGCTAGTATAATGATAATGATAAACTAGATAATTGAATGCGTTTTGATACTTCGATTTCCGTTCTTGGTAGTCCAACTTTATGGATAAACCAAAAACACAACCTGACGGACTAGTTACAGCTAGTGTAAGTATCGCAAGCCTAAGTATCAGCTCTTCCAATAGACCTGAACACTTGACTCCAATTCAAGAGTTGGCAAGCTTTCGAGCC